GGATTTTATATGCAACAGATAAACAAAAAAATGCAAGGAATCGTGTAATTTCAGCGGTATCAGCAGCAATTAAATTTAACCCATCATGCATGGGTCCAGTTGACGTGGTGAGCATTTAAGGATATACTTAGGTATGGATGAAATAGAAAATATCTTAGATGATATATCAAGTTATGAAGAGTTTGAGATTTGGTTAAATAACGGAATTGATCGGGGCTGGATAACAGAACCGTTCTGTAATACACATGAAGGAGATCCCTTTATGACAGACGAAGAGTCAGAAGAGTGGGAAGCAGGTGGCGACCCATGTCAAGTAGTAATCAAAATAAAGGAGCAATAATGAAAAAAATAGCAGTGGGGTTAATTGCAGTATTTGGCTTAACAATATTACAGCCAGCATATGCAGAAGATAAAAAGTCAATTGTAATTATTGACACAGCAGTAGACACATCTTTGCCAGAGTTACAAGGAAAGATTGTTCACGAGGTTTGTTTAATGGAAGAACTTCGTTGTCCAAACAAGAAGTCTTTCATGGAAGGTCCTGGATCAGCAACACTTCCAGTTCCGCAGGTATATTCTGGAGGATTTGGTCACGGAACACAAATGTCTTTGGTTGCAACTAGAACTAATCCAAACATTAACATTGTATTTATTCGCATATTCCCTATGGATCGAAATGGAAATGTTGCTACAAGTGCTGCTAATGCAAATAGCACTGTAAAGCAGGCTCTTGATTGGGTTATTACAAACAAAACAAAGTTTAATATCGTTGCAGTATCTGCATCAGTTGGTCAAAGACCAACAAAGCGTGGTGCAAATTATTGCTCTATCAATAGATTTGATGCTGGATTAAAGTCTTCAATTGCATCCCTAAAGTCAATTGGTGTAGCATCAGCCTTTGCTGCGGGAAATGATAGAGACAAAGAAAGAATTAATTATCCAGCATGTCTATCTGATTCAGTTGCAATTGCCTCTGTTAGTGATAGAGGAACTACAGAAACATACAACAATGAGTCTGCAGATATTGATTTTTATGCTCTTGGAAGATATGATTTACCAACTGGAAATGTTTCAGGAACATCTTCTGCAACTGCTGCTTTTGCAGCATACTGGGCTAAGTCATATGCTGGTAACTATCAAACCACATACGACTATCTAAAGTCTATTGCAATTACATCAGACACAAAGAGAGTTAATACTGTCGTTGATGTTTTAAAGTAAAAGGTCTTGGTCTGTAACTCAGTTGGCAGAGTGAGAAACTGTTAATTTCTAAGTCGTAGGTTCGAGTCCTACCAGACCAGCCAAGCGAATATTGCATAGTGGTAGTGCGTAACCTTGCCAAGGTTAATGTGCGGGTTCGATTCCCGCTATTCGCTCCATGCCCTCATCGTCTAGTGGTTAGGACATCACCCTTTCACGGTGGTAACAGGGGTTCAATTCCCCTTGGGGGTACTAAAAGTTTGGTATAATAGTATTGTATCTGCCTACGGGGGATACATTAACTTATTCGCTTGAAAGGGGAATAAAATGGTAACACAGTTCGCAATGGATCTATTCAATGATCCTTTTTTTATTGGCTTTAATAGAGAACTAAGCCGTCTCAATACAGCACACAAAACAAACTCTCAATCATATCCTCCATATGATCTTCTTAAACTAGATGAAGATACATATAGACTGTCTCTTGCTATTGCAGGATTTACAAAAGAAGATATTAATGTTTCAGTAGACAATGGAACACTTATTATTAAAGGTGAGATTGTTGAAGTTACAGACGCTGAAGTTGTTCATAAGGGGATTGCTGGTCGTAAGTTTACCCGCACATTTGCTCTTGGTGAATACATGGAAGTAACTGGGGCTGATCTTAAAGACGGTATGCTACATATCAATTTAGATCGCATTGTTCCAGAAGAAAAGAAGCCAAAGGTTATTAAGATAAAGTAGTATAATATAATAGTCCCCATACAGGACCTTAGTGATGGTTTAGTTACCCATTTATATAAGACCAGGCGTACGTGCTTGAATACCTGTATGGGGCTTATATTTTAGGTGTATAATTAATATGCTATGTCAGGTAAAGAATTGGCAGTTTATAATAAGCAACAATTCAAAAGGCGTCTGCAAGAGATTAAAGAGGCTAGTGGATGCGTAGACTGCGGAGAATGTAATCACATAGTTTTAGATTTTGATCACTTAAGAGATAAAAAATATAACATATCAAGAATGATTCATGATGGATTTTCTTGGGCAGCGATAAAAAAAGAAATAGCAAAATGTGAAGTAGTATGTGCAAACTGTCATAGAATTAGAACTTATGATAGGTTGACAAAGAACATAGCCTAGTGCTATAATTAACTATACCTATAGGAGGATAATTTATGTCAGTAAAAGGAACAAGAGCACTTCTACTAGAAGTGATTCAAAAAGAAGTAGGAACCATTGAAGGTCCTAAAGATAACGAAACAAAATATGGTGCATGGAGTAAGGCAAACTTTCTTCCATGGTGCGGAAGTTTTGTTAATTGGACAGCGATGACAGCGGGAGTTAAAATCCCAAATACAGTTTATACACCAGCAGGTGTGGCAGCATTTAAAAGTAAAAACAAATGGGTTCCTGTTAAAGGAAATAAGCCAGAAGCAGGTTGGGTAGTTTACTTTAACTTCCCTGGTGGAGCAGATATTGATCACGTTGGCTGGGTATTAAAAGATAATGGTGATGGAACATGTATTACTATTGAAGGAAACACTACAGCAGATGGTAAGAGTGGTAGCCAGTCTAATGGTGGAGAATGCGTAAAGAAACTTCGTGCGTATGGTCCTAATAAAAAGGGTCTTCCTGTATTTATTGCAGGGTATGGATCAATTGATTACCCAGATGCAGATACACCAGCAGTTAAAACACTTGAAGAGAAAAAGGTTGCTCTTGCAGATGTTGCAAAATCACAAGGTGTTGAAGTTCCTGCAGTCAAACTATTTAAACCACTTAAAAATGGTTCAAAAGGTCAAGGCGTAAAGAACATTCAAACAATGCTAAAACTTAAAGTTGATGGACAGTTCGGTCCAGGAACAGAAAAGGCTGTTAAAGCATTCCAAACAAAAGAAAAACTTAAAGCAACTGGAATAGTTGATGAAGAAACATTCAGAAGGTTAAAGGGCGTTAAGTAATTAAATGGCTCTTTATGAATATAAGTGCACTGGAAAGTGTTCTGGTATAGTTTCAAAACAGAGATCAATTAAAGAAGACGATCCAGGGTATGATTGTGCAACTTGCAATCTACCACTGGAACGTGTATACTCTAATTTCGGGGTAATTTTAAATGGTTCAGGTTTCTATTCAACTGATAACAGAAAGTAGCGGTATACTATGAATACAATGATTGATGAAGAAGTTAAACCTAAAGAGTGGCAACTAAATGCGTTAGATCGTTGTGACAGTTGTGAGGCACAAGCCTATGTCAAGGTAAAAGGTTTGCCTGGAGAACTAATGTTTTGTAATCATCATTATAATAAGATTATGAATGATCCAGATGGGTATACAAAAATGATGTCTTTTATGCTTGAAGTTATTGATGAGCGTGAAAAACTTATAGAAAATAGACTAACAGGGAGTCCAAACTAATGTATGAGTATTTTGTTAAAAACGTAACAAATGTTGTTGATGGAGACACAATTGATGTAATCATTGACTTAGGGTTTGATATTTTATTTTCATCCCGTGTAAGGCTAGCAGGTATTGATACGCCAGAGTCTCGCACAAAAGATCTTGCTGAAAAGGCTCTTGGTCTTGAAGCCAAAGAGTATCTAAAGAAAAGTTTAAAGGATGCTAAATCTGTTATTATTAAAACAGAAAAGATGGACTCATCCGAAAAGTATGGTCGCATTTTAGGCTGGGTATACATTAATGGAGATACTGTATCTCTTAATGACATGATGATTAATCATGGTTATGCTTGGGGATATCTAGGCGATACTAAAGTTAAAGACTTTGAAGCCCTTAAAAAAACTAGACTAAAATCTGGCAAATGAAAACTGTATTTTATTTTACCGCACTTTGGTGCAGTCCTTGCAAAAAGGTAAAACCAATAGTTGAGGAGTTAAATAGAGATCAAACAGAAGTTAAATTTCAAATAATTGATGTTGATGTAGAAATGGAAATAACTAAAAAGTTTGAAATTAAATCAGTGCCAACTTTTATTTTAATAAAAGACGGTATTGAGATTAATAGAATAATTGGAGCACAAACAAGAGATTCATTGATTGGATTTATAAATGGCTAGCGAAGAAGATGAAATCATAAATAGCCTTATTCTTAGTGGTGGTCTTGAGGTTGCTGCCTTAGATGAAGACACTGGAGAAATGTTATATTCCTTTACTCCTAAGATAGAAAAGTTAATGCCAGATCTATACAAGGAGCACCTACAAACCGTAAACTCTGAGGTAATGAATCTATGGGAAAAGGGATTTTTAAACCTAGAACTATTTGCCCCAGATCCAATCATAACAATAACAGAAAAGGCTTTAAATAAAGAAGAAATTGAAGGTTTATCTAAGCAGGAACGCTGGTCTTTGTTTGAAATCATCAGACTCCTTCAGCGTAAAGTCTGATATACTTTAAACAGAAACTTAGGAGGTTTGCTATGCCATAT